GGGGGTGACTATGCGTATGGAAAAATTAACCAATGTAACTTATGGAACAGCAGGCCTAACGGCCTTTTTTGCCAGTCTCTCTTTATATGAATGGGGATTTGTTATCGGGATGGCGTTCAGCATGCTTCTGGGTTTAGCCACTTATTTTATGACTCGTCGAGAACAACGAAAACGCACTCAATTATTTGAAGAGCTTGTTCGTCATGTTGACCCACAAAACCCGACCGAAACCTTAAAAAAGCTTGCTGAATTAATGGTGAAAGCGCCAAAGGATATTTAATGTCTCTCAAACAGAAAATAGCGGCGCTAACAACAGCAGGAGCAACAGCCATCGCGTTAGTAGTAATAGCCCATTTTGAAGGTGTACGTTATGAACCTTATCGTGATGTGGCAGGTGTTCTAACTGTTTGTTATGGACATACAGGCAAAGACATTATTCAAGGCAAGAGATACACACAACAAGAATGTGATGCGTTATTACAAATCGATTTTATTAAGACACAACAGCAAGTCGATGCATTAATCAAAGTATCACTCGATGACTACACCAAAGCTGCTTTATATTCCTTTGCTTTTAATGTGGGTACAACCGCATTTGCTCGCTCAACATTACTCAAGAAGCTAAACGCTGGTGATAGAGCGGGTGCCTGTGAAGAAATGAAACGTTGGATATATGCAGGCGGAAAGGTCTGGCGAGGGCTTGTCAGTCGTCGAGAAGCGGAGTCAGCACTATGTCATGGAAACCTTTAATCATCATTATCAGCTTTATCCTTGCATTACTCATTACAGTCGCTGGTGGCATTTATCTCTTGATTGATAACTCATGTACTAAAGACCAAGTGAGTTTAGAAAAGCGCTGTCAGATTGCACTCTCATATCATCGGTACTAATCATGAAATACGGAAAACTCTATGCCGTCATTGCGATGGTAGGCATTATCGTGGGTAGTTATTGGGTGATTAACTGGCAAGCTAATAGGATTAATTCACTGACAGATATCAACAAAAAACTGGCCGTGGCTCTCGAAGAACAGAAGTCTATTAATACTGACTATCAAGCACGCATAATGCGATTAAATCAGTTGGATATTCAATATACGCAGGAGCTAGCGAATGCTCAGAATGAAATTAGTCACTTGCGTGATATTAGTGAGCGTCATCCAGAGCGGGTGTACATCAAAGCCGAGTGCCCCAAAGTCAAAACCACTCCCTCCACCAGCTTGGCTTATGCAACCACCGCCCGACCTACTGACACCGCTATCCGAAATTATTGGTTACTCAGAGAGCGAATTGCAGAGTCAGAACAGATGATTAAAGGGTTGCAGGATTATATCAAACAAGAATGCATGGAATAAAAAAAAGCCCAGCATGGGTGCATGGGCAAACTAACAGGATATTAATCAAAGTATAGTGATAATTACTTAGTATAGCTTAAGTAAATATATATATCAGCAATTAGATAAGTCGTTTATCCATTAAGGAGAGTGATCATATCTTGACTGCTAGGAACAGACTAGAAGTGACCAAAGTAACGTAGTGATACGTGATGATGGTTGCGAATAACTAAATGCAATGTATATAGATCCACTCATCAGAGTCTTGGAAATAGTTTATAATTATTTTTTTAGATAATGGGGGACGGTATGGCTTTACAAAGAGAGCACAGTTTGAATGGCTTTATTTTTACTCATAACCTAAACAGTTTTGGTGGTAGATGGGTTCGAGAGTGGTATTTCAAGCCTAAAGATGCTAAGGAGTGGTGCCCATATTATTTGCCTTCCGTGACGGTTAAAAAAAATGATGTTGTAGAGTTTTTAAAAAATACGGAAGAAGCCAAGAATTATTATGATAAATGGTTGCTTTCTGCAAGCGATGTTGAAGCAGCGGAGAAGCGACTACAGCTCGCACAGCAACAAGTTGAAAAGGTCACTGATCCCAATTGGGATTGTAGGGGAAATAACCCGAACAAAGAAAGTAGAATAATTAAAAATGCGATGAGTGAATTATGTAGTGCTAAGGCATCTTTGGAAAACGCTAAAGCGTTGAAGAAAAGGCTAAGTAATCAGTAATGGAATGCCACTTCGCGGCCTTTGTTATGTGAAAGTATAACTACTGACTAGAGTCGCTCTCGAAAAGTGGTATCGTCACCACCTGCCAGTATTTCAACGACGAATAACTAGACGAGGTTACTATGGATGTTCAACTGACCAATGGTCCATGCGAAGGTGCGTGGGCTCAAGTAAAACTAATTGATGAAGGAATGCCTTCATCAACGTACATGGCTGAGTTGCCAGCGGTATGTAATGATGTTCATGTCGACGGAATTATTGAGTCCTTTAATATAGCGCCAGATAAATTTATCTATGAACTGCACGTAACAGTGAGAAGCGGAGAGCCTCCGCACTTCGAGTATCGCTTTCCTGAGAATTAATCATCAAAACAAGAATTCACAATGACTCGTCTAGTGCGGGTTTTTTATTGGGCGAAATATGAAGAAATACACAGTAATCGCAACAAAAAAAGACGGCGCAACCTACGAAGGCATGATGGCAACTAAAGAGCCTTGAATGACTAACGGCTAATCGGTATCGCATCACTCGATGGTTCATGGGTATACATATCACCTGATGAGATTAGTGATATTAAATACGTGCAAGTGGCTGAAGTAGCAGAATAACCAATCACAAAGCCAGTTCGAGTGAGCTGGCTTTTTAATGGGGATGCATGCAACATAGAGTGGGCAGATAGCTATCTGTTGCTTGGGTGAATTCGTTCTAAAAGTATATCGATTAACTCTTGCTTGCGGATTCCTTCATTAAATACAAACTTATGACGTATAGGTAAAAATATATCTAACATTCTTCTATATGTTTCTACTGAGGGGGCGTGGGAATTTTTGGTTAGTTCTGTACCTGAAAAGCGACCCATAGTTTTTAACAATCTACCTATTTGCATGTATTCAGACTCATTATTCCCATCAAACCCTGGGAAAGTTAGAGAGTATTCAGGAGAGAAATGAGGTACTGCCTCGCTGACATCTTTTTTATCCTCATCACTAAGTCTTTCATATGTATATGAGAGCATGTCATACATATCAACAGTATCAACGAACAATTTAACTTTAGATGGGGTTTCATCTTCAGTTTCTAGAGACGGGTATTCCCACGACAACGCCCAGTAGTTATCAGTAGAAATAGCCTCTTCAACAAGGTCGGGGTTAAAACTATTTTCTATTCCCATGACCCGGTAAATTTCACAAAGCATCATTAATTGAAGCTTTTCAGCTTGAGAGTATTTCATTTATTGCTCCTATTCATGAACGAAAATCCACTATAGCATTAATTTAATTTATGAAAGGTGATGTATGGCTAAAAGACCAGATTGGGAGGCCATCGAGTCGGCTTACCGAGCTGGCGTGATGTCCATAAGGGAAATAGCCTCTCAATACGAGATAACCCATCAGGCGATAAGTAAGCGCGCCAAGAAAGAAGGATGGGAGCGAGATCTAAAGGCAAAGGTTAAAGCTAGGGCTGAAAACTTGGTTGCCAAAAGGGAGGTTGCCAGTCTGGTTGCCACCGAAAAGGCTATTTCAGAACGGCAACTTATTGAGGCTAATGCCGAGGTTATCGCTAATGTCCGCATGGAGCATAGAGGCGATATTCGAAGGGCTAGAGAGTTAACCAACAACTTATTTGATGAACTATCTGCTGAATGTGCTGATGTGCCAGCCTTAAGAAAACTTGGCGAGTTAATGTTTAGTCCTGATGATAACGGACGCGACAAACTCAATGAAATTTATCACTCAATCATCTCCCTGCCTGAGCGCGTTAAGTCAGCCAAATCATTAAGCGAAACATTTAAAAATTTAGTTGGCCTTGAGCGTCAAGCATATGGTCTTGATGATGTTCAGCCGAATAAGACAGCTAGTCAGCTATCAGAACTAATGGACGACTTATCTAAGGAATAATCATGAAGCCAGAACATCTTGCATTATTGAGAGATAAGCTCTGGCGATTAAATCACCTCTACTGGATAACCAATAAAGAAGGCAAGCCAGTTCGATTTAAAATGACGCCTGAGCAACTCGAATATTTTGAAGGGATGCACACGCGAAACATTATCCTTAAAGCCCGTCAGCTTGGCTTCACTACTGAGGTCTGCATTATCCAGCTAGACGCAGCGTTATTTGAGGCGGCTAAATGTGCATTGATAGCCCACACACTTAACGATTCTAAGCGGCTATTTAGGGAAAAGATAAAGTATGCCTATGACAAGCTACCCGATGAAATCAAAGCGGCTAACCCAGCGAGTAATGATGCGGTTGGTGAGTTGGTGTTTAGCAAAGGCGGCTCGCTTTATATCAGCACGTCATTTCGTGGCGGTACACTCCGTTATTTGCACGTTTCTGAGTTCGGTAAGATATGTGCTAAGTATCCAGAGAAAGCCCGTGAGATTGTCACTGGCGCATTTGAGGCGGTATCAAGCGATTGTTTTACGACGATTGAAAGCACAGCGGAGGGTCGAGCAGGTTATTTCTTCGATTATTGCCAGTCTGCTGAGAAAGCGCAAATTCAGAATAAGACTCTCTCTAACCTAGACTGGAAGTTCTTTTTCTTCTCATGGTGGAAGAATCCAGAGTATGCCATTAACCCTGTTGAGCCATTACCCCAGCGGTTAGTTGATTACTTTGATGAGATAGCCAGCAAACATGGTGTTCAATTAAACGAGCGCCAGAAAGCATGGTATTACGCCAAAGAGAAAACGCTTGGCGACGATATGAAACGGGAATACCCGTCAATACCGTCTGAGGCATTCCAACAATCGGTTGAAGGCGCTTACTACGCTAAGCAATTCCGCTACCTGTACGAAAATAAACGCATTGGCACACTTCCTGATAACTCACACTTACCGGTTCACACGTACTGGGATATTGGCGTCGGTGATTCAACATCAATTTGGTTTATCCGTGAAGTGGGCGAAGAGTTCCATGTCATTGATCACTACTCAAACAGTGGTGAAGGTCTACGGCACTACATGAAAGTGTTAAAAGACAAAGGCTACACATATGCAAGTCACAATGGCCCTCATGATATCGATAACCGTGAGTTTGGTTCTGATGCGAAATCACGACGTGAATTAGCGCGTGAAGGGTACGAAATAGACGGACAAATTTACTCAATCCGATTTGAAGTGGTGCCAAAGCTTTCAGTCGATGAAGGTATCGAGGCAGTACGTGAAATTCTGCCACTTTGCGTGTTCGATGAACACAAATGCAGTGAAGGCATTGCTCATCTAGAAGCTTATCGCAAAGAGTGGGATGACAAGCGGGGCTGTTGGAAAGATAAACCGCTTCACGATTACACGTCACATGATGCTGATGGATTTAGATATTTTGCGGTGAGCAGAAGAAATACCAAGCGCCCAGCATTCGAAATTAACCTAGGAACAACCTTCTGATGAGTACAACAAATGTAGATTTCACTCGACCGGAGTATAAAACGGCTGCTCCTCAGTGGGAGTTAGTGCGCTCTGTTTGTCGAGGTGGTGAAGATATAAAAAGCTATCTTCCTGAGCTTGAAGAGCAAGATAGTGAGCGTAAAAAGAAGCGCAATAAAGATTATCAAGACCGTGCGGTGTTCTATCCAATAACGGGCAATACTCGCAACGGCATGATAGGGATGGCATTTAAAAAAGATCCCTTAGTTGCTGTCGTCGAAAAGCTGTCGTGTTTAAAAGACGATGCTGACGGGGCGGGTTCAAGTATCTATCAATTGGCTCAGTCTTCACTTGAGTCAGTATTGGAAGTCGGTCGGCATGGTCTGTATGTTGATTACAACAGTGATTCGAAACTCCCGTACATATTCCAATATCGTGCTGAAGACATCATTAACTGGCGTACAGCTCGTATTAATGGGCGCACGATGTTAACGCTGGTGGTATTGCGTGAAACGGTGGAAGAAGAGGACGGGTTTGGTTTTAAGGATGAGGTTCAATACCGTGTATTGTCGATAGAAGAAGGTAAGTTTGTCTGTCGTGTCTATCGCAAGCCCAGTGGAAGTAGCGTTTTTGAAATTTCTTCTGAGTATATACCTGCGCGTGCTGGTAACGGTGTGTGGAATGAAATTCCATTTACATTTATTGGTGCACAGAATAATGATCACACTATTGATGAAGCCCCACTTCTAGGATTGGCAAAAATCAACCTAGGGCATTATCGAAACTCTGCTGATTATGAAGATTCTGTTTTCTTCTGTGGGCAAATACAACCTTATCTAGGTGGGCTAGGAACAGAATGGCGTGACTATCTAGAAAAGAAAGGCGTTATGGTTGGTTCTCGCTCGCCAATTATGTTGCCAGAAAAAGGTTTCTTTGGTTACGCTCAGGCTCAACCTAACATGCTGGCAAAAGAAGCAATGGACAGTAAACGCGATTATATGGTTGCGCTCGGTGCTCAATTGGTTTCTGCTGATATCAAAGTTAAAACGGTTATTCAGTCTGTCGGTGAACAGAACGCACAAACCTCTATCCTGAGCATCTGTTGCTCTAATGTTTCCGATGCATGCAGTAAATCGCTAATATGGTGTGCTGAATACTTAGGTTTAGATACTGCAGGCATTTCGTTTGAGATTAACAAAGACCTCGTTAATCACATTGCCGATAGTTCGATGATCCGTGAAATCGTCGCAGCATGGCAATCTGGCGCAACGCGTAAATCTGACTTAGTGAGAAGTTTGCAGAAATATGATGTTATCGACCCCGCTGATGATGTTGATGTGGTGGTGGATGAGCTTAATAATCAAGAGCCGACAATGGTAGGTGAGACATGAGATCAGTGAATGAGCGGTTAATGGATGAATTGATTGCTCACTCCCTGTTTTCTGGTCGCTATTCTACAGGGGTGGCTAGACGCATGATAAAGGCACTTAATGAGTTTGATGCTGAATTAACTGCTTCACTTATAGTGTCTTTAGATGATACCTCCATCGATGTTAATAGTTTCACTGCAAGGCGATTGGAGTCGTTGCTGTCCAGCGTTAGAAGTATTAATAAGCGTGCAGTTGATAGTGCTTTTTCATTGTTAACAGAAGAAATGAGAGCGCATGCATTATATGAGGCTGGCTACTACCCATCACTGTTTGATGCTCTACTACCTGATGTTGTTCTACGCAAATATCCACTAATGAGCATTACAGAGGAAATGCTATTTTCCTCAGTCATGTCTCGCCCATTTCAAGGGAAATTACTTTCTGAATGGGCTGATGGATTAGAATCAGATCGCATGACACGCATAAATAACGCTGTTCGGAATGGTTATTTAAATGGTGATAGTGCGGTAGAAATCGGACGTAAAATCAGAGGACATGCAAACCAAGGTTATAAGGATGGCGTATTGCAACTAAGCCGAGCTAATGCGACGACAATAGCTAAAACGGCCATTAGCCATTTACAAGCAACAGCGCGAGATCAGTTTGCTGATGCCAATAAAGACATTCTTGATTGTAAACAATGGTTATCTACCCTCGATAATAAAACATCTCACGATTGCATTATTCGGGATAGGTTGAGATACACGCTGGAAGGTAAGCCTATTGGTCATAAAGTTCCTTATCTACAAGGCCCCGGAAAAATCCACTTCAATTGCCGTTCAACAGAAACATTGATTACTAAATCATGGCGTGAATTAGGCATTGATTTAGATGAGATGGATGCAGGAACGAGAGCATCAATGGACGGGCAAGTGCCAGCGGATACTAATTTTCTTGATTGGATACAGCGACAACCTGAGTGGCGACAGCGACAGGTGTTTGGGGAGACGCGATTTAGGTTGATGAAAGAAGGCGGCATGAATCCTTCTGAGTTTTATACTGACAAAGGTGAGTTTATTTCTCTCGAACAACTCAGGGAGATAGACAAGCAGGCATTTAGAGTGGCTGGATATAGCTAATCAATAAACCATTTAACAAGGTCACCTCGGTGGCCTTTTTTATTACCTAAACTCAGCTCAGGGCTGAGTTATTACAACGCGCTAGGCGCATCTAATCCCAAGGGGAATCACATGTTATTTATGAATATCGAACGCAAATATTATTCACAGGCTGATGATGGTTCGCAAGGTGGAGGTGGTGGAACACCGGAAATCACTCCAGAAATTCAAGCTATTATCGACCAGCAGGTTTCAGGGCTAAAGGCTAAAAACAGTGAGTTGCTAGGCAAGCTCAAAGAGCAAGGCGATAACCTGAAACGTTTTGAAGGCATTGACCCAGACACTGTGAAGGGCATGCTTAAACGCTTTGAGAATGACGAAGAAGCCAAGCTCATTGCAGATGGCAAGATTGACGAGGTTCTCAATAAGCGCACTGAGCGTTTGCGTGGTGATTTCGACAAGAAGTTAAAAGAAGCAAGCTCTAAAGCTGAAAAGGCAGAGGCGTTTGCAAATAAATTCCGTGCTCGTGTGTTAGGCGATGAAATTCGTTCTGCAGCAGGGAAAGCGGGTGCATTAAGCAGTGCTCAAGAAGATTTAATTTTACGTGCCAAAGGCATTTTTCAGATCAACGATGAAGGTCAGGCCGTAGCCGTTGATGAAGATGGCAATCCAATCATGGGCAAAGATGGTCGCACGCCATTATCACCTATTGAATGGATTGAATCCCTAAAAGAAAGTGCTCCTCACTTATTCCCCGCAGCCTCTGGTACAGATGCAGGGAAACATAAACAAGGTGGTGCACATTTTAAACGTTCTCAAATGTCCGCCAGTGACAAGGCTGATTATATTCGCCGATACGGGCGTGACGCATATTTAAAACTTCCAAAAGAGTAAGGAAATATAAGTAATGGCTACGACGACTAATAATGATTTAGTAATTTATAACGATTTAGCACAAACTGCGTTTTTAGAACGCCGTCAAGATAATTTAGCAGTATTTAATCAGGCATCAAACGGCGCAATTGTGCTGGATAACCTTTTTATTGAGGGGGACTTCCGTAAGCGTGCATTTTATCAGATCGGCGGTTCGATTGAGCATCGTGATGTAAACTCCACAGCATCTGTAGAGAACAAAAAAATCGGCGCGGGCGAATCTGTTGATGTAAAAGCACCTTGGAAATATGGTCCTTATGCAACGACAGAAGAAGCATTTAAACGCCGTGGCCGTGATGTATCGGAGTTCTCTGAGTTAGTGGGTACCGATGCGGCAGATGCTTCACTAGAGGGTTATATCAAATACTCTTTAGCTGCTTTAGGTGCCGCTATTGGCAATAACAAAGAAATGGTGGTGACTGCGGATATTGCGACAGATGGCAAGAAAACACTGACCAAAGGTTTACGCAGATATGGTGATAAGTTCAACCGCGTAAATCTGTTTGTTATGCACTCAACCACCTACTTCGATATTGTTGATCAGGCCATTGACAACAAAGTATATGAAGAAGCGGGTGTGGTTATCTACGGTGGACAGCCAGGCACATTAGGTAAGCCTGTGCTGGTAACGGATACAGCGCCAGTAGATGCCATCTTTGGTTTAGTGCCGGGTGCTGTGACTATCACTGAATCCCAAGAGCCGACTTTCCGATCTTATGAAATCAATGACAAGGAGAACTTGGAAGTTGGTTATCGTGGTGAAGGCGTGGTTAACGTTGGCGTTCTGGGCTATAGCTGGGATGAATCAAAAGGAAAAAACCCTGATTTAACACAGTTAGGCACCGCAGGTAACTGGAAGAAGCATTTCACTAGCAACAAATTAACCGCTGGCGTCATGATTAAACTGACTGCCGAAGAGGGAAAGTAACCCTGTCAGCGGATAAAACGTCCGCTATCGCTGACAGTACAGATACAGTAACGATCACTCTTAATTACACCAAGGGCAGCTCTCCAGTCGAAGGAGCTACCGTTAATTGGTCTACAACAGGTGGTAAATTAAGCGTTACTTCATCTAAGACGGGCAAAGCTGGTGGTGCGACAGTGAAATTAACTTCTGATTCACAGGGTGAATTTATTGTCACAGCCACTGTTGATGGTGTTGCACAAAATACTGATGCAATTACATTCACAGAAAAAACTTCTCCAGACGAGTAATTTAAGGGGCTTTGTGCCCCTCTTTTTTTTGAGGTGAGCATGATTGATCCTGATAAGAACTCTCCAATATTTAATAGCTACGCAAGTGTGGATGATTTGAAGAAATACGCTGAGGATAGAAATATCACTTTGGCAGATAGTGGATTAGAGGCATTACTAATTACGGCGATGGATTATCTTGAATCGCAAAAATGGTTAGGTAAACGAACTAACCCAAATCAACCTTTATCTTTCCCTCGCTCAGGGCTATCTCGCGACGGTGTTGCCATCCCAAGCGATCAGATACCAAAGCAATTAATCCAAGCTCAATGCCGTTTAGCGATTGAATCAGTAGAAAATGACCTACAGCCCACGTTAGGCGCTGAAATCACCTCAGAGCGAATTGAGGGCGCTATTACTGTGCAATATGCCGAAGGCACTAATACTGGCGCACCAAACTTTCCTTGGTTAAAAGGTTTATTGTCTGGCTTGATTGATGTCTCGGATGGATTTGCCATTAATACATTTGCAATGAGGTAGCCATGAACATTTATCAACGTGGGCAGAGTACAGCATTAAGGATGTTGAAAAAATATGGCGTTTCCTATCAGGCTAAGCGTGATGGTAAGCATTGGGTTGATGATGAGGGGCAGGAACACTTTGAGCCAGAAACGTTATTTTCTGTTGTCGGGGTAAAAACGCAATATAAACCTTACGAAATCGATGGCACGCTTATTCTCTCTACGGATATTAAAATGATACTTCCTCCAGATATTGATATTCAGAAAGGGGATAAGGTGCTTGTCGATGGCGTTTGGTTGCGCGTTCATGAACCGAACCCTGTTAAACCCGCTGATATTATTATCTGCTATCAGTCTCAACTGAGGGCGTGACATGTCAGATCAGTTCATGAAGTCGATTAATATCTTTATCGACAAATCTAACGCAAATATTGAAACGGTTGTCAAAAATACAGGGTTTAAAATATTAGCGAAGCTTGTTGATATGTCACCTGTTGGAAATCCTGAATTATGGGAAGTTAATAGGGTTGCCTCAAACTACAATAAAGCAGTTTTTGAACATAATGAGTATCTAAAACAAGATCCTAATAATTTAACACCAAAGCGACGTCAATTAAAAAAGCGTGTTCGTGTTAATGACTCTATGGATATTTATGTTCCTCCTGGTTATACAGGGGGGCGGTTTAGAGGTAATTGGCAGGTGTCATTTGATGCCCCAGCGGAAGGCGAGACGGGGCGCATAGATAAGTCAGGCAATATGACAAAGGCGTTAGGCAACGTTGTTATTGAACAATTTAAGGTAGGAATGAAAGCTATCTATTTCACAAACAATGTGCCTTATGCTTACCGCCTTGAAATGGGGCATTCGAAACAAGCACCTAACGGTATGGTTGCTGTGACTGCTGAGGAATTTAGTCAGTTTTTCAACTCTGCCGTATCGGAAACTAAATCATGAATCAGTCGACAATTAATACTGAAATACGAAAGCTGGTGGCGAGCATTGGCAAGGATTTAAATCTTAAAATCGCATGGCCCAATCTTCCTTTTAATGATATTAACGATCCCTATCTTCAACTCCATGTCATGCCAGCAGAAACGGATAACATCGGGTTATCTCTGGATATGCCTGTTTATCGTGGTGTTATCCAAATTAACGTAGTTGGGAAAGTAGGGGGTGGGGACGCTAAGATATCAACTATTGCTGATGACGTTAAAAACAGATTAGAAAATGGATTAACATTAGGGGAGGGTATCTACATTAACGGAGAGCCTAGCCAGTTCCCTCCAATTTCAGATGAAACAAATTATACCATTCCTATTCGTGCATCCTATCGATGTAATGCAATCCGATAACACCGCTTAATTGCGGTTTTTTTATACCTAAAATAGAGGTTAACAATGGCCTATAACATTCCTAATGGGTCGCGTGTTTACGTCGCAAGTAAATACGATGACGAAATTAAAATTACCGAGGCAACTAATGCCGAAGAAGCCGTACTAACAGTTGATGATGTGGGTGACATTGCTAAAGGCGATATTGTTCATGTTACATCTGGCTGGAAAAAAGCTTCGGGTGCTTTCCGTGTTGCAAGTGTCGCTGAATCTAAAATCACCTTAGAAGGTGTCGATACCAGTGATAAAAATGTGTTTCCTGCTGGTGGCGGTACAGGAACATTAAAGAAAGTACTATCATGGGAAGTCATGCCACAGGTAATGACACTATCTACCGAAGGTGGGGAACAGCAAACTCAAGAGGTTCAATTCCTTGAAGATGAGCAGGCAGAAACTATCGATACCTATAAAAATGGTGTTGTACAGGTTTATACCTTTGCTCACGATGCCAAGTTGCCTATCCGTAAGTTATTAACAAAATTGGACGACAGTAAGCAAGTTACTGCAATCCGATTCTTCAATAAACGCGCAGAAGAAGATCGCTATTACACAGCTTCAATTTCATTCCAACGTGTGCCAAACACCGCTATCAACGAAGTTGAAAACGTAACAGCGCGATTCTCACTTAAATCTGAAATGCAGATTTACACCAGCGCATCTTAACCAATAAATACTCACAACAGCCCCGAATCAGGGGCTTTTTAAGGATTTACAATGCCTAAATTTACACTCGTCCCAAATCCAACCTTCAAAGCTAACGTTAAAATTCCTGTTGCTGGCAAAGAAAAGCCAGAAGTAGTTACATTCACATTTAAACATCACTCAGTAAGTGAGCTTGATGGAATGCGAGAAAAACCTATTTCTGAGTTCTTTGAGCAGATTATTGCTGACTGGGCGATCGAAGAACCATACAACAAAGAAAATTTAAACATATTGTTAGATAACTACCCTTCAGCCTCTCGTGCTATTTCATCAACGTATTACAACGAACTGTTAGGTAACCGCGAAAAAAACTCCTAACGGTCGCCGAGGCAATGTATGGCGGAATGAGTTCAAAAGAATCGACTGAGTTCGAGCGCGCTTTTGGCTTTCCGCCTGATATTGATGATGTTGAGGTGTGGCCTGATGTTTGGGATTCGTACCAAGTATTTTCAGCCATGAATACACAGTGGCGTGTAGGCATGAATGGTATCACTGGGCTGGATTACACCCCGTTAAGCCAAGTGATGGACTTATTCAACATCAAAGACAGAGCGACCGTGTTTAGCGATTTGCGGATTATGGAAGCTAAGGCGTTAGAGGTGATGCATAAGAGGTCACAATAATAATCTAATCAGTGGTAAGCGTCGATTGGTAAGCGGGAAGAGAAAATTATGAATAAACTAAATAAATTAACTACAGAAATGCTCTTTTTTAAAAGTGAGAATAAAGATGTCAATTATTTAGAAGGTGGTGGTATTTTTATAGAAGATAAAAACATGTCTCTTTTGTATAAGAAAGTGATGGAATTAGAAATTAAGCTTCAAGAATTATCACATTCTATATCACAAAACTTAAGTCAAAAGTGGATAAGTTAAAATTCATAAATTAAATTAATATTCTTGTTTAATATTCAAAGGGTATTAATTAAATGAAACAGCCAAGTAATCCCATAGAAATACTCGTTCATAGTACTGTTAGGATCGAATGCTTAAAGGGTAGTAAAGGTGCTTCGTCGGGAACTGGGTATATATTTTGTTTCTTAGAAGATGAAGAAAATGATAAATCATGTCCATGTATAGTAACAAATAAACATGTTCTTAAGGATGGGGTTGAAGCGATATTTCATCTAACATTGCGAGATAAGGACGGTAACCCAGATTTAGGGAATCACGAAGCTATAAGAATAAAAGATCTAAATGATTATGTAATATTACACCCTAATGATGATATTGATTTAGCTATTATCCCCATAGGTATGATATTAAATTCTGCAGAAGCTCTTGGTAAAAATTTTCATTACTCCTCTTTTGGTAAAGGTTTTATTGTAAGTAAAGAACTACTTAGTGAGTTATCCCCTATGGAGGATATCGTTATGATTGGATATCCGAATGGTCTTTGGGATACCGCTCATAACTTACCTATTATACGAAAAGGCGTTACAGCAACAGATGTTAGGTTGGATTTAAACGGAGAGCCTGAATTTATGATAGATGCAGGTGTTTATCCAGGTTCAAGCGGCTCACCCGTTTTTTTAGCTAATATAGGTAGCTATATGGATAAGGATGGATGCCTTTGTGCAGGGAGTCGAATTGCTTTATTAGGAACTGTTTATGCAGTTAATCAGTCACCAGTTTTGATAACATCAAAAGACCAAGACCAAAACCAAGACCAAAACCAAGACCAAGATAAAGAGGGCTATTCCAAAACTAGTATTGATGGAGCATTCCCTAATAGCTTGGGCTACGTCATAAAAGCATCAGAGCTATTGGCCTTTGATGATGTGCTTTTGGGTTTTATAGAAAAACTAAAAGATAGAGATGCTAAAGGGGTGTGGGATAAGAGTGATAATGCACCACAATCAAGAAATTCCCCTTGCCACTGCGGTAGTGGTAAAAGATATAAAGAATGTCACGGCAAATTAAACTAGAATCGAACCCACTCCGGTGGGTTTTTTATTGCCTGAAATCTACAACCTATTGATATAGTTTGATTATAGCGAATCGCGAGAATTGATAGCCCATCCTTGGGCGTTACTACTGTTGTTATGCAATTAACGGAGTATTTAAAATATCTCCGCTTTTCTCACCTTGCATAACTTGGGTGCGTAGACGGAAATTTTGCAATAACTCAATGAGGGCGTTAGAGTCACGTTGTAACTTCTGAATATATTCAACACTGACAACGTTATGACCATCAACGCTAACTACTTGTTGCTTTCCATTTTTATAAGAAACCAACCATCTTCCCTCTTTGGGTATGGTTACAGTGATTGAGTTTTGATTTGGCTCAAAAAGTATATTTTCTTCCTGTTTAGGAATGTATTCACCTTCAAGAACGAATTTGTGAATATACTCAACCGCATCGGGTATCTGATCTGCTGTTAGCTCTTCAATGCTACTAACATTAAATTTCTGGTGAACAAGAGAATAGGCTTCTGGGTACATAATGCCTTTCTTACTAACCAGTAGATTAACAGCATTCTTTAATGGGTTGCGTTCTTGAACAGTTGATTTGTGTTTTTTCTTAACTTCACCAGTAGTCCAATATTCATAAAGTACGTCGTCACACTCTTCTTGATACTTGATTACTTTATCGCGGATCTCTGGTTTGACTTTGTTAGGGCTGATAGTGTGAAGCCAGCCTGCAAGTTTACGGAGAGCTAGGCAAAGCATTGATTGCTCACCGCCTTTTGAAGGTATCACGATTTCCGTGATCCCTTTACGAAACCTTTGTTTTAGCTTTTCAAATTGAGATTGCCAAGTTAACCCCATGCCTTCAACTATTGGCTTCATTGGTACATATGGTTCGCCGTTGAAATTTACTACATACAGGTTGTTACCGTGGAAAGGTACGTTAATTGTTGATACACTAGTCATGTCGGTTACTCCGTAGTTTCTGACAAATTAGAAGCCCTAGCTACCGCAAATAGTTGGGGCTTCGCTGTTTTAGTTGACACGTTTTTCTCTTTCTTTCACATACCAAGCTATCGCTTGATTAACTATTGAGTTTTGCGAAATACCATCTTTCGCTGAGAGTTCTACCACTTTACTTTTTAACACCTCTGTTAATCTGAGTTGAAATTTTCCTGTTTTTTTATTGGTATTCATATTTTCATCCTTTTATGTGTCTATGTGACATCACAAAGATATCAATGTGAATCTATATAGTCAACGAATAATTGAGTATATTGTGATATCACAATGACTTTACTGGTGGTTGTATGTCACAAAAAAATACGCGAATAAGAGATATGACGCCTTACAGCCTTAGAATGCCTGATACTTTGAAAGAAAAGTTAATGCAAAGGGCAAGTAAGAATGGGCGATCTCTTAATGCTGAAATGGTTATGATTCTTCAGTCTGCGGTAGATGAGGATAGCATCCCTAAAAACTTAAACGAATTGTCACAGCTTGATTCCGAAAAGTTCAAAGAACTGTTCATGGAAACTATCAAGAAGATGAATGAGGGTAAAAAGTGACTAATATCACATTTTATTTTGTTGTTACTGTATAAAAAACAGGAATGTAAAATTTTTTAGTGCCTGTAATATATTTTGATATTTTCTTTGGAGCTTGCACATGAATGCGCCTGTAATTAGCTTTATTAATATGAAGGGTGGGGTGGGAAAGACCACTCTATGTATTAGTATTGGTGAGTATTTAGCAAACTATAAGGATAAAAAAGTATTAATAATAGATATTGATCCTCAGTTTAATGCAACACAATCTTTTATGGGTAAGCATGATAAAATAAGTGAGTACTTATCTTTAGTAAAACAAAGAAAGACAATCAAGAGAATATTTGAAGTAAATGCTTCTATATATGATGAAGATGCAGTATTAAAAAAAGAAGATGTTATTTACAGTGTATATCCAAATCTAGATATAATCCCTGGTGATATAAACATAATGTTTGAGCATAACACGGTAGATACAATTAGATTGATTAGGATAAGAAATTTCATTGAAGACAATAAGTTAAGAGAAATCTACGACTATATTTTTATTGATTGTCCGCCTACCATTTCGATGTATACCGAAGCGTCCATAATGGCATCTACACATTATATAATGCCAATGAGAATAGATCAGTATTCAGTATTAGGGAGTAACAATTTGCTATCAATTGTTTCTAAGCTGGCTAGAGATCAAAGACTTACAATAAAGCCGTTGGGTGTTATTTATACCGATACTGCACCAAAAAGATTGACCAAGAAGACCAGAGCAATTAAGACGGCTATAGAAACCGAAAAAGGAATCAGGGATCTATATTTCTTCAAGAATCATTTTTCAAAGGTTAGGGATTTACAGGTTGGTCAGCAATTAAATTTTGCGTCAGCGTATTCTCAGTCTAAAGAAATCATTGATAGAATATGTACGGAACTCGAGGCTAAGCTTAAAGAGGTTGATGATGAATCAGAATAAATTAATAACTAAAAAGAAATTAATGGAACTAAAAGATTCTGAATCGCTTGAGTTTATGATCGGGTTTCTATCTTTAGTAATATTTTCCAAAGAAATTTTTAAGTCGAATTTTGAATTGAGTGAATTTATTAAAGATGCATTTAAGATAGAATATAAAAGATACGTTGTATCCTCAAGAACCCTTATGTTCTCTAGGCTTGCGAAAGATATAGTTAGAAAATATTCTGATGGAAATCATTTCACAGCTAAAAATACTGTTGTCAATATCATTTATGAAAAGCTAGATCAGCTGCCAATCAACGATATCGCTTTAGAAGCGAAAAAGAAAGAAAATAAAAAGAGAAAAGGTAAAAATACTACAACAGAAAGTATCTCAAAGTGGATAAAGGGGTTTAGGGGTGAGTAACTTCCTTACTATTGACCCTTACAACGTGTTGGGAACAGTGTCCAAGTTCAAAGAAGACCTAAAAGTAATTCCTGACCAATATGTTGTTGACTCGTTAATATCAGCGGTAAAAAAGTCTATTTTTTTGAAGATAATTCACGAAAAATCTTTGAGAGGTAATAGACACTTATTAAGCGTCATCTATGATTTTTTAGGTTGTATTTCAGCAATAAAAAAAAATGAAGATAGATACTTTTATTTTAATATAAGGTCATGCATTGAAAATTCAATTAGATTCTTGTTGAACAAAGATAATGATGATGAGATCGGTGTTACAAGGATGTTCAGTGAGTTTAAAGAAAGATATAAAGGTGTAGACGGTGTTAGCGCACTTGCTAGGGTATATTCTGATGCATGTAATTACGTTCATAACAATGTCAAGGCTGATATTGATGTATCAAAAAGCTATAAATACATTGATTCATCCAAGATTTTTGAAAAGAAAAAAAGCAGAAATCTATGTAATGACCTCGTTTCAGTGCAGTCGTCACTAGATAATTTTTTGCTAATTAATAATA